GACCATGACCAAGTTGGACTGGTTGGTGGAGTTCAAGTTCATCCCGTGGCGCGGTGCCTACGCGATCGGTTTCCCGCACCTGATAGGCGGTTTAGCTGCGGCTCTTACTGGAAGTCTTCGTGCTCTGCTTGACACTGCCCACATAAACAACTCAGCTACGATGCTGAAGTTGAAGGGAGCAAAGATTAGTGGACAGAGCCCGCAGATCGAGGTGACGCAGGTGACTGAGATTGAGGGAGCCCCAGGAGTTGACGACGTTCGCAAGATTGCCATGCCTATGCCGTTCAACCCGCCGTCACCCGTACTGTTTGAATTGCTGGGTTGGTTGACCTCAGCAGCCAAGGGGGTAGTGACAACGAGCGAAGAGAAGATAGCGGACATCACCTCCAACGCTCCGGTAGGTACTACACAGGCTTTAATTGAGCAAGGCGCGGCGGTTTTCAGCGCGATTCACGCTCGTTTGCACAATAGCCAAGGTCGAATGCTGAAGATCTTAGGTCGCCTGAACCGCTGGTACCTAGATGAGCAGCGTAAAGGTGAGATTGTAGCTGAGTTGCCTATTCGCAAGGAAGACTTTGCGCGTAACACGGATGTTATCCCCGTCAGCGACCCGCATATCTTCAGCGAAACGCAACGCATGGCGCAAAATCAGGCGGTGATTGCGCTTGACAAGCAGTACCCAGGAATTATGGATCCGAAGGCGGTGGTAAAACGCACGTTGAAGCAGCTTAAGATATCAAATATCAAAGAGCTGATGCCTAATATGCCTGAGCCGAAGGAGTTGAACGCAGCTGAGGAGAATGTAAGCATGTCGTTAGGACGCGCCGCCTTCGCCTATCCGCATCAGAACCACCTTGCTCACCTGCAAGTTCACTTGGACTACGCGCAGAACCCGATTTACGGTTCAAATCCACTTATCGCCCCTGCGTTTACCCTCAACGCACTCGAGCACGTCAAGCAACACTTGGTTCTCTGGTACGGCGAACACATGAAGGGTTACGTTGAGAAAGCTATGGGAGAGCCTATCACTGATTACGACATGCCAGAGATCACAAAGCAGGTTGATCGCTTGTTTGGTCTTGCGTCACAGCACGTTAACATTGATAGCCAGAAGGTGTTTGAGCGTATCACTCCCGTATTGCAGCAAATGGCACAGCTTGCCGCGCAATACAAGCCTGAGCCTCCAATGGAGGGCGGTGACATGGCGTTGTTGAAGGCGTCTATGGCTGAAACTCAGCGTCGCACTCAGCGCGATCAAGCGGATATTCAATTGAAGGCAGCGAAAGACAAAGCTGACAACATTATCCGCACGCGGGACCAGCAAATCGAAGTTGCGTTGAACGCAGCGGACAACCTGACGAAAGAACGTATGCAAACCCAGCAAGATGACGTCAATTTTCGCGGTGAACAGGAAAAAGCGGCCACGGCAGCGCTCCAATCTGCCAATAAATCTTTAGGAGTCTCAAATGAGCAATGAAAACGAAAGCATTCCAATGCACAAACGAATCGCTATGGGCGAGAAGCTTGACGGTAGCAGCTTGGCACCCAAAGGTGGCGCTGAGAAAAAGAAAACCCCCACTCCCTCCGTTGCTAAGAAAAATAAGTAATGAGGTATGTGAGCGATCTGATCGCTGTGGTTAAACAGCGAAGGGCAGAGATCGGCGAGTCAATAGCTGACGGCAATGCCGGCAGTGTTGAGGCTTACAACTTGCTTGTAGGTCAAAGACAAGGGCTGAAGATGGCTCTTGATATCATTGATGATCTTTTAAAGGAAGACGAAAAAGATGAGCGATAAACCGGAAGCTTCGTATGAAGCAGCGTTGCAGGAAGCATTTCCCGCAGTTGATGCCGGAGCAGTGCCTGTTGGTGGTAGAGTGTTAGTCCAATGGCGTCAAGCCAAAAAGACAGTCACCTCCTCAGGTATCGTTCTGATTGAAGAGACTAAGGAAACTGAGAAGTGGAACAATCAGGTAGCGAAAGTTATCTCGCTTGGACCGCTGGCTTTCAAAAAACGTGACAGCCTTGAGCCGTGGCCTGAGGGCAATTGGATTGAGGTAGGCGACTATGTCCGTATGCCCAAGTGGGGCGGGGACAGGTGGGAAGTACCGTATGGGGATAAGAGCTTAGGAGAAATTGCTTTGTTCTCAATCTTTAATGATCACGAGGTGATTGCAAAAGTCACGGGTGATCCCCTAAATGTGAAAGCGTTCCTATGACACCGACTGACAAACTAGATTTACAAGTCTCAGAAGAGAAAGACGGCTCTGCTGTTGTTAAGATGCCAGCAGGCGAGTCGCCTGATGACAATCGTAATGACACAGGTGATGACAAGACCCTGAGCAGCGCTGATGAAGACCGTGAGGACGACGATGACGGCGATGACGGCAGCGTTGATCCTGAGCGTGAAGCGATTAGAGAAGCTAGACGTGAAGAGCGTAAGCTGAAAAAACAAATTCACCGCGAAAAGGCAAAAGAGTCTAACCAACTTATCAACGTACTCAAGCGCCAGAACGACCATATGGCTGAGAGGCTTGCGGTGCTAGAGAAGCGAACCGCCGGAGCGGATGTAGCCCGATTGGATAAAGCCATCGAGGACGCAGCCCTTCGCGTGCAGTACGCTAAGATGAAAATCGCGGAGGCGGCTAAGATCGGTGACGGTCAAGGTGTAGCCGATGCGCAAGAAGCTTGGTATGACGCGAAGCGAAACTATGAGTCGTTGGATGCGCTGAAGAGGCGTTCATCCGCGGAGCCTACGTCAGCTTCTGTACCCAAGGCTCCTGACCCTAGACTTCAAAAGCACGCAAGTGATTGGATGGCTAGAAATGACTGGTACGATCCTAACGGAAAAGATACCGACTCTAAAATTGCAGTCAAAGTTGATGAAGAACTTGTTGAGGAGGGTTGGGACCCGACCTCTGAGGACTATTGGGATGAGTTGGACACGCGGTTGCAGCGTTACTTGCCGCACCGTTACGGTAAGCAACAAGCAACCGCAAACACGCGCCGACCCCGCTCCGTAGTGGGCTCAGGGCGCGAAAGTTCACCTGTGTCCCGTCCTGGCGAGTTCCGTCTATCCCCTGAGCGCGTCAAAGCGATTAAAGATGCGGGTAAGTGGGAGAGCCAGACAGAGCGGCAGAAAATGATCCGCCGATATGCTGAATATGACCGCTCTTTAGGGCTGCGTTAAATTCAGCAAAAAACAGGTTAAAATTTCATCAACCTTAATGCCGGTTAGTTAAACTGGTGAGGAAAAAGATTATGAGTGACGAACGTCTAAAAAAAGATACTGTAGCCGGAGGTCGTGATTCTCGCGCTAGTGAGGATAGAGCACGTTCATCTGCGGATACAAGTTTAGCAAGCTCTCAGGAACGCCGTAAGATGTTCCGCTCGGAATGGACTCAAGAGTCTCTTCCGAAACCTCCGGACATTCCCGGATTTCACCTTTGTTGGCTTTCAACAACCAATGGGTATGACCCTATCCACAAGCGCGTGCGCATAGGTTATGAACCGGTAAGAATAGAAGAAGTTCCTGGCTTTGAGAACTACAAAGTAAAAGCAGGGGAACAAACTGGATTCATTGCTTGCAATGAGATGTTACTCTATAAGCTGCCTGAAGAAATATATCAGGAGATTATGGCAGAACTGCATCATCATGCTCCTCAGGATGAAGCGGATAAAATCCGTTTACAAGCTGAGCAGCAAATGGGGCGGGATAGTAACGGCAGGCGACTTGGACAGCTTGAAGGCGAAGGCATTAGTGAACTTGATAAACCCATGCCTATCCCTGTTTTTCAGTGATAGAATTTGAACTAAATAAGGAGTAAGACTATGTCTTCAACATCTGCTCCGTTTGGCTTTCGCCCTGTTTACCATCCCACTGGGTTGGATCGAGCAGTCGCGCTGGCTGGCGGCATTGCTAGTGGTTATTCCACTGGTATTCTCAAAAACCAACCCGTAGCCTTGGATACGAACGGAAACATCATTGTAGCCACCGCAGGTAGCGCCTTCATCGGCGTGTTTGCTGGCGTGGAATACACTGATAATTCTGGACGTCGTCAAATCAACAACCAGTGGCCTGCTAATACAGCATACCAAGCTGGTTCATGCATTGCCTACTACTATCAAGAGCAAACGATAGTGTATGAAGTGCAATCCAATGCAACTCTGGCTCAAACATCTATTGGTGACCAATGCAATATGGCTTCTGCAACAGCAGGTAGTACAACTACTGGCTTGTCGGCGGCTATGCTCGGCACTGTAGTAGGTGCATCAAGCCAAGGTGATTTCCGAATCATCGACATCGCCCCCTATGCAGATAATGCATGGGGAGACCCGTATGTGATAGTGCGCGTGCAAATCAGCCGCCACCAGTACACAGCTAACATCGTCGCCATTTAAAGGAGTCCCATCATGGCCGCACCAATGCGCAGTACGGACTTTAGAAGTATCGTTGAACCTATCCTCAATGAATGCTTCGATGGAGTCTATGACCAACGTAAAGATGAATGGTCTCGCGTTTTCCGCGAAGAGCAAGGCATCCCACGTAACTACCACGAAGAGCCCGTCCTTTATGGATTTGGCGCCGCACCCCAGTTGCCTGACGGTACTCCC